TAACTACTAAGTATATAGCTACTAGGATACTAAGAAAATAAATTTAAAATTTTTAAATAAAAGTATTGCTTTTTGGAAATCATTGTGCTAAAATAGGGTTACACTAGCAAATTAGAAAAATAAAAAGAAAGTGAGATAATGATAATGTACATTAAAATTCCAATTAACCTTTTGCAAAACAACCCTTTCAATTCTGTGAATGAATGTTTATTTTATGCCTTCTGTGCTAGCCACACGAAAGAAGAAACCATGACATTCAACTACAGTACTGAGAAATTGCAAGAGGTTTTTCCTGTGTCTTCATCACAGTTGACTAGATACTTAAATCATTTAGTTGATCTAGGTATTGCTGAAAACAAAAGCTTCTTCTTCAATTATGGAGGTGTTAAGTTTGCTGGGAAAAGAAACTACAAAGTGGATACTAGCCTTTACTATGATAGTTTTAATTATGATGAAAATGGAAAGGCTAAAGATTATCTCAACCTTAATCTAGGATGGGTAAACTTGTATGGGATGAGCTTGGTTACAGCCTTAATTCTTGCTTGTGTATACTCAGGATTTATTTACTTGAATAAAACAAAAGAGTTGTATTTTAGAACAGTAGATATTAGCGAGATGACAGGTGTCAAGGATCGTAGAACTATTTACAAAGCTATTGACCAGCTCACTGTGCTAGGGTTCATCACTGAAAAAGTATCAGATAAAAGATACTATAGACTGATTGAGGTGAATGAAAAAAAGTGCTTGTGTGACTCTTATTTAGAGCTTGAAGAGTCAGAAACAAACATAAACTGTAATATTCTAGAAATTATCAAAGGAAAGTCAAAAAGATTTATCAACTCAATTAAAAGTTACTTGAAAGAAGCTTCTTCAAGGTTAGGTGATATCTATTGGCATCCTTACAATGTCTTGATAGGAGAATTGCCTGACAGGTTCAAATTTCAACCTGTGATTGATGGAAGGTTTTTTGAATAAATGAGCAAAGAATTTTTAGATCTTCTGAAAAGAAATTATACAGAAGATGACTTAATACCTTTCGGAGTAAACAAAAAGTTTTACAATGAAAAACACCCTGAAAATAAATTTTCTAGAGATTTTGAAGAGTCCAAACGCAAAATTAAACTTATTCCTTCACAGGTTAAAGCCTTAAGGGATAAGTATGATCTATATATCTGCTTTACCCCTGTTAAGGATGGTAAGCGATTAAAACCTAATGCAAAAGATAGCTTTATCATTGCACAAGACATTGATGGAGCTCCTATTCCTGAAGATCTTCCACCTTCTTATTATTGGGAAACAAGCCCAGGAAAATTTCAAGGTGTTTGGATTTTAGACAATAAAGTAACTCCACAGGAGCAAGAGATTATTTGTAGAAAGCTTATTAAAAAATACAACTTTGACCCTTGTGGATCTGACATTGTGCATTTCTATCGGATTCCAGGAACACGTAATCACAAGTATGCTAGTACTTTCAAAGTATCAGGTATGCAAGGTAAAGGTACAGTGTACAGGAAGCGTGAGATTATCAAGCATCTGAAAGATGTGGATATCACAGAAAGTGTGGTAGTTGATAATGAGCCTATAGAGTACAAAGAGTATGACCTAGAGGAGCTACTACTTGAATATTCTGTTAAGCAAGAATATGAGAGAATTTTAGGATCAGATAGATCAGAATGGGCTTGGAACATTGAAAGCAAAATGTTTATCAATGGAGCAAGCAAGGAAGAAGTAAAATTTGTGCTTCTTAATGCTCCTGATTCAATGGCTAAGTTCACAGAAAAGAACGTAGATTCTGAAGTAAATAGAGTTTATGCTAAAGTTGAGGCTGAAGCTAAAGAGATTGAAGAAGAACTTGAAGATAGAGCCTCACTGAAGCGGTTAAGTAAAGCTCCTAAGGGAATTGTAAGGCTTGAAGATACTGAGTTAAGAGGTAAGAAGCCACACAAGGGTAAAGTTAATATCAAGCGTGTGGATGAGATTGAACCTTTTGATCCTACGGACTTTTGGTTAATTGAGGATCTTTGGGAAAACAACTCAGTAGGTGTGATTGGAGCACCTTCTAAGTCCTTCAAGTCAACTCTTACTCTTAACTTAGCCTGTGCTGTAGCCACAGGGAAACCTTTTGATGGAAGGGAAGTGAAACAAGGTGCTGTATTAATCATTCAAGGTGAGAATAACTTATCAATGGAACAGCACAAGATATATTCAATTACTGGTGAAACTGAGTTGCCTATCTACTTTGTGGATGACAATATCACTATGGATCATATTTACAAGCTCAAGGATAGCATCCTAGAGTTGGGAGTTAAGCTCCTAATTATTGATCCTATGTATCTACTTTTTGGTTCAGGAGATATTAACAAGCATAAGGATATTGTCCTAAGGCTTGAAATGCTATCAAACCTGAGCAAGAAAACTAACTGCTCTATCATGTTAGTACACCACTCAAGGAAACTTGAGAGAGGAGCTAAGATTCAAACCTCAGATATGTATGGTTCTGCATTTATTGAGGGATGGTATGAGTCAATGATTCTCTTACAGCGACAATCTAACAATTCATCAAGGATGGTTACTTACTTTAGAAACCATAAATCAGGAGATGTTTACGATCTTGTGGTTGATGATAACATGGGCTGTAAAGCTTATAAGAGAAATAATGACTCAGGATATGAGCCTAACAAAATGGAACTAACAAGACTCACTAAAAAAGAAAAGGAACAATTTGAAAATGAAAACTAACAAAGTAACAATTTTAACAGTAGCTACACTTGCTACACTTGCACTTGCCAACAATGCTAAAGCTGATGCTCAGGATAGTCCTGTAAGCTCACAGGAAGCTCCTACAGCTCTTGTAACCAATTCAGAGGGGAATAATACCACTGAGGCTAAACAGCCCACAGAGATCACAAAAGAAGGCACAGAGATCACTGTGAAAAATCCTGAGGTAGTAGTGGATCAATCAAATGGTAATGGAAAATATCAACCATTCACAGTGGAGTATAAAAATATCCACTTTGATGATAACATGGCTATTAATGAAGGTGACAAAGTTAAGTTTACTTTACCTGAAGAAGTAAAATTTCAAACTAGTTTTGACTTTGACGTGTATAATCCTGACAAGCAAGTTGTAGGTAAGGCTACTACTGATGCAGAAAACAATACAGTTACTACAGTGTTCAATAACTACTTTGCTAGTCATCCTTTGAACAAACAAATGAGTTTGAAATTGGATGCCACATGGACTGACAAGGTTCAATCAGGTAAACCTGTGACAGCTAACTTTAATGGAACACTTGTGACTACACAGATTGGTAAAGAGCAAGTGATCGGTAAAGATGAGCTCCTTTCTAAGTGGGGTTCACAAGACAAAGATGACCCTACTGTGATTAATTGGACAGCACGTGTAAATTATGCCAAACGTGTTCTCAACTATGTGAAAATCATTGATGAAATGAGTGAGAACCAAAAGCTAGTTGATAATTTCTTTGAAGTGAAGAATATTGAAAGTGTTGACCCTTGGATTGATAAAGGTGATGCTATGAACTTGGTTAAGTCTATCAGTAAATCTGAACATGGCTTCACAATCACTATGGATCGCTTGGATCACATGATTTACATTAACTATAAGACTAAGCTTACTAAACCAGTTAAAGAGTCTTTCAATCCTACTAATAAGATTGAAATTAAAGCTGAATCTGATGGTGGTATCTCACATAGCTATGTACAATTAGTTGGAGGTAAGGGAGATGCTTCAGGTGAAACTAAGCCTGAACCAACATTTGAAATTCCTAATGATGCCCCTAAGTATGAAAAACCTGAATGGCATGGAGGTATTCCAGGTATTCCTGAAGAACGTGTGAAACCTGAGTACACAGAACCTATTGGTACTGTTCCTAATATTCCTGCTCCAATCTTGGATAAACCTGAACTGCCACTGGAAGACATCCCTTTGATGCCTCCAGCACCAGTATTGGATAAACCATATCTTCCAATTGAAGATGTTCCTGTTCTTCCTCCTGCTCCTATTCTTGATAAACCTGAACTTCATATTCCTGAAGAACCAGTTAAACCTCATGAAGATCCAAAGACCCCTCCTGTGAATCCTGAAGATAAACCAAAAGTACCTTCAGAAAGTCCTAAGGTTGAGCCTAAGAAGGAAGAAGTTAAGGTTGAAAACAAAGGTGAAGTTTCACATGAAACACCTGTAGAAACTTATAAAGCACCTATGCTTCCACAAACAGGATCAGAAACAGGTGTAGCCCTTTCTGTGTTAGGTTTAACAGTATTAAGCATCACAGTAGCATTTAAGAAAAAAGAAAACTAAAACACAAGGGGTGAAATTCCCCTTGACTTTAAAATTTTGGAGAGTTTAAGATGGTATTAAGTGAATTAATTAAAGAATATAAAGAAATGTGCCTTGAGGATGTTCCAGTTGAAGAGGTTTTGGAGGATCTACAGAAGTTAGAGGGTATTTACAAACCTAAAGATATCCCTCAATTTGTAGTTGACTGGTATGAAGAGCATAAAGATGATCTTGAGTTTAATATTTGGGATTGGATTGCTTTTAGGGATGAACCTAAAAAAGTAAGAAATAAAAAATTTAATGATTGGCTAAATGAGGGTTTAAATACCCCTATTCAGACTCTTGTGAAAATGCACTTGTTTGGTTATAAGGTCAAGAAAGAGAAGAAGTATATTATCAAACTTAAAAACGTTCAAAAAGGCTCAGAAAGTTTTAAATTTGATATGGTTATTGGAAAATGGTATTTTGGTTTTAATCAAGAATCTAGCACAGTACGTTTATACCACACCAAGGAAGATCTTGTAAATGCTGGCTTTGAATGGATGTTTAGTTGCCCAGGGCTTGAGATTGAGGAGGTTGAGTAATGACAGTAGAACAATTCCTTGGATCTTTATCAAGCTTAATGTGGACTACATACTGGTCAGTACTTGTATACAAATGTATAAGAAACAGGGAGAAGTGAAATGAAGAAAGAGAACTTTATTGAAACAATGGTAATCTCTATCTATATTGTATTGATACTCTTTGGAGGACTTCTTTACAAAAAGCTAGATGACACACAAAATGAATGGAAGCAAATTGTAGTTAAGCAAGGTGAGCACATTAAGAAGCTTGCTGAGCAGAATAAGGCTCAGGATGTTATCATTAACAAGCTCAATGCTGAGTACAATCTAAAGGGTAAAAATAAATGAGTAATGGTGGATGGTACAGATCCTGTACTTGGCTAGATGAGGCAAGCAAGAGGGAAGACCTTTCAGGAGTATTCTTTAGTATGATAGATGCCTACCTTAGACGTGTAGATATGTCTATCAGTGCTTACCTAAGTGAGCTACACAAGAGAGCCACAGGTAAGGAAATCAAGAATGGGGGAGCTTACTATTCTGTGAAGAAAGTAGCAGAAGGGAAGCGAATCCTGTTTCCTTACCTTGTGGATAACATGGTGGAAGTGTTTAGCAAGAAAGAGCGTGAGTATCTTTGCTGGTACTATGTTAATACTAAAAAAGGAGATGTAAGAAGATCACAGCTCCTAGCAAGCTACTATGATAAGTATGAAGGTAGACAATCTCCTGAAATACCTAAAATTTTTGAAGACTGTTTTGTGACCTCTAAGGAAGAGGAAAAGGTTTCAGTAAAGAAGCTATCACAAAAAGAAAAACTAAGAAAAGAAATGAATCGCAAAAAGATTTTAGAGAGGGCACTAGCTATTGAAATTGCTGAAGGAAGACTACACAAGAGTATTCCTTATGGTGAATTGAAAGCTACTTGGAAGTAAATATGGAATATAATTTAAAAGAACAACTTTTTGATAAAATTAGAGGACTTGAATTTGTAAATCCTGATGAATATGGTGCTAAATACAATAGAGGTGTACGTGAGGCAAAGGCAAGAGTTGATTCTTTCTTTAATAAAGAGCTTGAACCTAAAGTACCTCAGTATGTAGCCGATTGGTATGAGGAGAATAAGAAAAACTTAGACTATAATATATGGAATTACATCATGGATTGGGAAGATATAGAAGAGGATAGTTTCAAAAGATGGGTAAATAATTCAAAAGATGCTTTTCAAACTATCATTAATATGCACCAGTTTGGCTACAATGTAGAAAAAGTTGATCTTTATAGAGTTAAGCTTATTCATGGTGGTCAGTATCTTCATACAGAAACTTTTGGAGATACATATTTTACTAGTGAAGCAAAGTCTGTGTACTCAAAAGATAAACTTAGTAACTTAGGTTTTGATTGGGTATTTAATTGTCCTGGAATTGAACTGGAAGAGGTAGAGTAATGGATAAGAAAGAGTTATATAATAAAGTTGAAGACTTAGATTTATTTTGTCTAGATATTAGAAAATATGTTGCACTTAGTGAAGTTATGTATTTAATTAAACAGCTTGATGAACCACAGAAAGTAGTAATTCCACAATATGTAGCAGATTGGATCACATACTGTAAAGATATGGGGTATACTTTAAAATATGCAATCTATTTTCCAAAAGAAGCAGAAAATGAAGAAGTATATGAATGGGTTAATGAAAGTCTTAATAATCAAGAAGCCTTTGCTCTAGCTTGGATCAATGGATATGAGGTTGATAAAGAGAAGAAGTATCTGGTGAAGATTAAAGGAGATATACAGGAGAATATTCTAGTATATGGTTATGGAGTAAAAAGATATTTCTTTTCATCTTATACGTATGGTAACAGACGAGCTTACCACACCAAGGAAGAGCTTGAAGCAGGTGGTTTTGGTGGAGTATTTGACAATCCTATGATTGAAGTTGAGGAAGTTGATGAATGAGGAAGTAGTTGTAAGATATCACTTTATAGGTGGTGGAACTGTTGACTGTGAGTACACAGATAAAGAAATGTATTATTCTAGTCTAAATACCTTTGATTTAGGAGGTCTCCTTATCTTTGATAAAAATGTAATAAACACAAGGAATGTAACCTATACAGAAATTATTAAAGAAAGAGTGATGAATATTGATAAACACTATTGATCTTAAATATCCTGTGTGCTTGGATATTGAAACAACAGGTCTTGATAGGTTTAGGGATGATATCACTTCAATTCAGATTGGATTTACAAATGTAGACCAAGGAAAATATGTACGTAGGTTCTTCGATTGGAAGAAATTAGGAATGAAACGTGCTTTAATGCTTCTTACTAAGCTTAAGGATGCTAAGCTAGTCACACACAATGGAAAGTTTGACTTGCTCTTTCTGTATGTTAAAACAGGGATTGAGTTGAAGCTGTGGGTTGATACATTAGTAATGGCTCATGTGTGTGGTGAGGAAGAGCTTGGACTTAAACCTTTAGTTAAGAAGTACTTTAAAGTAGACTATGATATCTCAAAGGAAGCTAAGACAGGACAGATCACAGAGAAGTTCAAGGCTTATGGCTTAGATGATGTGTACTATCCTATGGAGCTGGTTAAGATCTTTAAGAAGAAGCTTAAGATCTATAACCTTGAGAAAGTGTATAAACATGAGATGCGTGTGTATAAAGCTTACCTTGAGGTTGAAAAGAATGGAGCACCCATAAGTCCTAGAAGACATGAGATAGCTAAGAAGCTTCAGGAGCAGTATAAGCCTATCCTTGAAAGGTTACTCACAGTGGGTAACATTAACTGGAACTCTACAGCACAGGTAGCTAAGATACTTTTCACAGATAAGGATGTTCCTGTGTATGATGAGAAAGGTGAGAAGCTTCCTAATACCTATGAAGTGATTGAATACTCCTTCATGAATGATATAATCTATAGAGGTGAGTTTGACACACGTAAGGGAGCTACACTGTTCATGAATGAGTGGAAGGAAAAGAATCCTCACCTGTATGATATTAAGGTTAAGCTTAAACACAACTACGCTCCTGTGATTATTGGCTATGGTGTAGGTCTTAAGGTTATTGAGAAAACAGCTAAGGGAGTTCCCTCAGTAGGTAGTGATGTGCTAGTGAACTATGTAGGTAATCCTGTAGTAGATGATCTACTAGAGTATCGTAGGTTGACTAAGCTAGAAACTTTTATTAAATCTTGGGAAGAAATTCAAGTAAATGATAGGATCTATCCTAGCTTTAACATTACAGCACGTACAGGAAGAACTACTTGTAACAATCCAAATTTGCAAAATATCCCCCAGGATAAAAATGTAAGAAATTTGATTGAAGCTAGACCTGGATGGAAGATACTTGAATGTTTCAGTGGAGATACAGAAGTGCTTACTGAAAGAGGATGGCAAAGATTAGATTCTTTAGATAAATCACTCAAAGTAGCTCAGTATGATACAGAAAGTAGAGAGATAACTTTTGAAAAGCCTCTTCAGTATATTCATCATAAGGATAGAGAAACATTCTCCTATGAGGATAGACATACTTCACTATGTGCTACAGCTAATCATAATATGCTCACTGTGTGGGGTAAAGATTATGATGTAGCTAAACATAAGTTCAAGGATGTAAGGTTTTCTAGAGGTAACGCTTTCATTAATGCAGGCTTCTACCATAATGGAGCTTCTAATGAATTTCAGTCTAGGTATATTGCAATGTTTACAGCAGATGGAAGTAAATCTGAGAAAGGTTATGTAACTTTCTGCTTCTCCAAAGAGAGAAAGGTTGAGCGTTGTAAGTATATTTTAAATATGCTAGGGATTGAATATTCATTCAGTAAGATTATAAGGAGTAATGGGGTAGTAAATTACAACTTCTATATAGGTAAGCGTACAGATCATCTTCTAAAAGGTTTTGTAGATAGAGATAAGAAGCTTACAATGAACTGTATTCATAATCTTGATATTAAAGCTTTCTTAGATGAAGTACAATATTGGGATGCAACTTACACAGTAGCTAGAGGAAAGCAGACAGTAAGGTTTACAACCTGTATGAAAGAAACTGCTGAGGTTGTTCAACTAATGTGTAATCTTCAAGGTAAAAAGTCAACTATAAGGATTGATGACCATAACAAGAAAGTCACTAATGGAAAACACAGTCGTGTATATTATCTTTCCTATAAGAGACACAGAAATGATCCTCACACATTCATGAGTGGTGAAGTGGTTGATTTTACCAAGCCTACTATCCAGGATGTATATTGTGTGACTATGCCTAAGGGAACAGTAGTGATTAGACACAATGGGAAAGTATCTATACAAGGAAACTGTGACCTATCACAAGTTGAATTGCGTGTAGCATCAATCTTTTCAGGAGATGAGAATATGCAACATGCTTATCAATCAGGAAGTGACTTGCATAGTAAGACTACCTTGCTCCTGTTTGGTGATACTTCTGATCTTAGTAAGCAAGAGCAGAAGAGAAAGCGTACCTATTCAAAATCTGCAAATTTTGGTTTTTTATACGGAATGTCTGCAAAAACATTCGTTCAGTATGCTAAAAATTTTGGATTGAATATTACAGAAGAGGACTCAGGACACTTGCGAGAGAACTTCTTTAAGGCTTACCCAACATTGCTTACATGGCATGAAGATTGTATAAAATATGCTAGAGCAAACGGCTACACATGGTCTCCTATTGGACGTAAACGTTTCCTTCCTGACATTAATTCTAGCAACTTTAGAGCTAGAGGTCAGGCTGAAAGACAATCCATAAACTCAGGAGTCCAAGGATTTGCTTCTGACATGTGTACAAGTGCTCTAGCTGATATTGTGTTCAGTGATAAGATTGACCATGATAGATGTATTGTACTAGGTTCTGTTCATGATGCAATTCTCTTTGAAATTAGAGATGACTATGTTGAGGAAGTAGCTCCTAAGCTTAAGTATACTATGGAACATCCTTCTATTCTTGAAGGACTTGACATTCCAATACCAATTATTGCTGATGCTGAAGTTGCACAAGCGTGGGGAGGATAAGAATGATAATCTTAGATAAGCCTGCTTATAGGCTTGATGAATACAAAGAGATCAGAGAGGCTAATCGCAGGTTTTTCAAGATTGACCCTGAGCACTACATAGACAAGCAGAATGATTGGGAAGACTTATACACAATCTCAATCAGAGGCACTGTGTATGTAATGGATGACTTCTTTAATGGTCTCAGATATATTAGAAAGCACTATGGTCAACCTGTGTCTAAGATGAGTAGCTTTGACCTAATCTTTAAGACTAAGCATGGACTTCCTGAGGAGATTGACTACATGTACCGTAGATTCAGTAATGCCTACAAGACTGTGACTGACTACATTTCACAGACATGTTGCTTCTCTCATGTGGTCATTGATGAGCCTGAAAGGATAGAAAGGAGGATTGTTCATTATCCTGTGATTGATAGAACTGTTCCTCTTTGGTTAAGAGAGAAAATCATTTCAATCATTGATAATGGTTATGCAGAATGACTTATAATGTATTAGAGTTCTTTGATAGCCAGCTTAAGAAAGTACACAAGTTTGATACTTATGAAGAGGCTGAGAAGTTCCATGAAGAGATGCATAAAAAGACTAAAAGCACCTACTTCATTCGCTATAAGATGGATTTAAACAATGTATTCTAGGAGGAATAATGGTAAACAAAAGTAGCTCAGTAGGGATTACTGAGGATATTATCACAAACATCATGCACTTGGGAGCTAGTGAGTACCACTTAGAGATCCTTATTCGTAAATATGAGGATCAGATTAAGTTTTGGTATAACCTAGACAATCCTGAGTTTCAGACTGAAGAGGATAAAGTAGCTATCTATGACACAAAAGACAAGGTGTATCAAATTACACAGCTCCTTCAGACTACTACTGAACAGCGTAGAAAAGCTATGGAATTGCTTAAGTCACAGGCTAATGAGGAAGGAAACCCTGACATGTGGTGTCTCCTTAAACACGTTCTTGTAGCAACTATTACAGCGTTTGAGGCTTGGCAAGTAGACCTAGCTAATGATAAGGTTAAGTTTGCTTTCCTTGAGCAGTCACGTGTAGCAAACCAAGTTTTAGCTATCTTTTTAGGTTATGAAGTTACTCCATGTAGTGCTTGCTTAACAGATCAATTAAAAGAGGATGGGAAATAACTCCCATCCTGTGAGGAAAATTATGAATTACAAAGAAATTATTGAAGATATTTTAAAAACAAAAAGTAAATCTAAACTTTGCAATGAGCTAGGTATCTCACAGTACTACCTTGATAAAATCCTCCAGGGTGAAGAAGTACCTGACATGGTAAAAACTAAGATTGTCAATATGGTTGCAAGTGAGACTGAGGACACAGAAGTTATCTCAATCACTAAGACTGAAGAAGACTTCATCCTTGATGCACCTATTGATACTTTCCCTGATAAGGTTAACCGTATCTCCTATCTAAACTATGTTCTAAATAGCACAAAAGCAAACAAAAACCACTATTGGAGACAAGTGCTTACTAAGAATGGATCTAACACAGAAGAGGAAACTGTGGATCAATTAGAGCGTATGGTAAATGCTATCCTGAAAGGTAACTGGAAAGTCACTGAAGAGGATGTACCTTACATGATTAAGCTTCCAAGTTACCACTACTTAACTAAAAGGGTTGATGGCTCTACAGGATGGTCTCTTGTGCAAAATTCAAACACTGTGGTAGGAAGTAGCAAAGAAGAGTTGCTTAAACAATACCCTGAGTATGAAGACTTTATTGTGCAAGAGCCTCTTAATGTTGTGAGCTTTAAACCACAAGGTGAAAAGAATAAAAAGTTCACATCTAGTAGAAAGAAAGGCTTTGTGATTAAGGAACATGCAAGAAAAAATTATTAATTATGCTCTCATCTTTGGATTCCTGTTGTTGACTCTTTGCTGTTACGCTACTGTGACCTCACAGAAGGCTCAGATTGAGCGTTTAGAGTATCAGGTGGGCAAACTTAAAGGTGAGTTGAAACAGAACCATGAGGAGCTTAATAGCAAGGTCTATTCGCTTGATATGAGATTTAAGGACATGGTTTATTATTTGGAAAATGGAGTAAGTAGAGGTGGATAATGACAACTTATAGTGTAAGTCGAGTAAAAACATTTTTGGATAATCCTTGGAAACATTGGTGTAAATACTTAGCAGGATACAAGGAAAAGCAAGATCCTGAAGTAACACAGTACATGGATCGTGGAACATACTTCCATAGAGGCATGGAGCTTTTAGCACAAAGTAAAGGTAAAATGACTCAGGAAGAGTTGTATGCTAAGCTACGTGAGATCTATGCAGAATCAGGATTCCTAGAGGAAGCTAAACTTTCAGGAGAGCTTGCTATTGAGCGTTACCTTTCAGAAGGAGAGCCTGTAGACTTTGAGAAAATCATTGAAACTGAGCACCAAGTGTACTTTGACCTCCCTAATGGACACCAGTTTACAGGTATCATTGATGCTGTTATTCAGAATGATGATGGAACTGTGACCATTGTTGACTATAAGACTCACTCTACAGCCCCTACAGATGATGAGTATCGCTACAGCCTTCAAGGTAACTTGTATATGTATGTGTATACACAGCTAGGCTACAATGTACGTGATATGATCTTTGACTGTGTGAATCCTAAGATTAAACTCACAGGAAGAAACTACAAGCGTAAGACTATCCGCCTTGTGTATAATGAATACCGTACTAAAGACTTCTTTGACCAGTTTGTACATCTTGTAGACCTAATTGAGTCTGATCCTGAGTTTAAACTTTACATTCCAGGGAAGGGTGGACACAAGCCTGATGCCTATGATTACCTCTATAAAGTCTACATTGGTGAGATGATGGAAGACTTAGATGAATTTATTGAGAAAAATTTTCAAAAAAGGGTTGACAGTCCAACCCAAAAATGATAGAATAGCTTTGTTGGGTTATCCAGCAATACACTAATAAGGAGGAATCAAATGATTAGGTTCATTTGGGCACAGGATGCTAATGGTTTGATTGGAAGTAAAGGAAAGATCCCTTGGTACAATCGAGATGATCTTAACTACTTCAAGAATCAGACAACAGGTGGCATTGTAGTCATGGGAAGCAGGACTTGGTTCTCTCTAGGATGCAAACCACTTAAGGATCGTCATAACATTATCCTGACAAAAGAGGATGACATTAAAGGTTATGACCAAGAGAATGTCTACATTGCTCACACAGCAGAAGAAGTCATTGAGATCTATGAGAACTCTAGCCTAGATCTTTGGATCATTGGTGGAGCTATGACTTACAAGACTTTTGAGCCTTGGTGTGAGGAAGCTGTGGTAAGCACAGTTGAAGGTGAGTATGAAGGAGACACTTACTATAAGGGTCTAGCAGACAAGCTCACTGAAGAGAATGTAGTAGTTACAATGAAAGGTAATGGTTTCACTGTGAAACATTATAAGGTGAAATGATGGTAACAGAAGATGCTTGTATCTTTTTATGCCTTGTGTTTGGGTCTCTAACATGGATTATTGGTTATTTCATTGGAAAATGGAATAAAGAAGATAAATGTGCAGACATAAAAGGTACAAAACTGAAACTCATTGAAGGTATTGATGGAGTAACTTCAGTACAGCTTACTCCTATCCGTTATGTTGAACTTCTCACAAAAGAAGAAGAGTGCAATGAACTAAAGCTAGCTATTAAGAGGTTTGCAGATGAAACTCCTAAGGGAACTTAAAGACCTAGTGTCTCTAATGGGATGTGCTGTAGTGTCAGTAGCTTTACTAGCTATCACACTTAAGCTTATAGCTATTGTATGGAACTTTATTATGTCGTGGTAAAAGATGAAAGAAGATATTATTAACCCTAAGCGTTACACAGGTAATAAGCTAGAGTGCTGGGATTTTTGGATTGTAGCTAAACTCAATCCATTAGTAGCATCTGCTGTTAAGTATGTGTGGCGATATAAAGAAAAGAATGGAGTAGAAGATCTTAAGAAGGCTCTTGTGTTCTTAGATAAAATGAAGAATACGCCTCAAGAAGCTCTCTACTTTGAAAAAGGTGAGTTCTTTGCAGATGATTGGCTACTTGAAAACATGAGTGATACTCAGAGATTTATTGTAAACACATCTGTGCAAACAACTCATGAAGAATTATATAAGGTAGCTATTAGCGATATGGAGATTGCTATTAACTACCTGATTAAAACAGAATATGGAGATGAAAGTGACTAACGCACAATTATTAATTTTTATCTTGCTACTACTTAATTTTCTATTGGATCTTTACTACTTCTTTGAGAAGACAAGTAAGAAAACAGTTAAAATTAAGTATAAAGACAATGTAGCACACCTTGTGGATCTCACAAAAGGTGATTGGATTGACCTAGCTTCACCTAAGAGTATTGTTTACAAGAAAGGTGATCTAGTTCAGGTTGACTTTGGAGTAGCTATGGAGTTACCTCCTTACTATGAAGCTCATATTGCACCAAGATCAAGCCTATTTCAAAACACAGGCTTGCTTCTCACAAATGGTGTAGGAGTTATTGATAACTCTTACTGTGGTGATGAAGACTATTGGGGAGCTAAGTTCTATGCTACACGTGATGGACTCATTGAAGAAGGACAGCGTTTGTGTCAGTTCAGACTCATTGAGAATCAACCAAACATTCATTTTAAAGAAGTAGACCACTTGGGTAATGAAAACCGAGGTGGTTATGGAAGCACAGGAAAGTAGGAACACATGAAATTACAAAAACTAACTAAAATTAAATTACACACTATGACAACATTCTATGGTGAACCTGGATCAGGTAAAACTACCTTCATCAATACACTCCCAGGAAAAGTATTGGTCATTGATACTGACCGTGGATTGGCTTCAGTATCTCCTGATGAGCGTTTTGCAGTAGCAGAATGTCACACATGGGATGATGTAGTGGAAGCTATGAACTTTGCTAAAGGCTTTGATAGCATTGCTGTGGATCACTTCACAGGAGTTCAAGAGCTTCTTTACAAGCACCTTATGGAAAAGGCTTCAAGTAAGAAGATGACTCTTCCTATGTATGGTGAAGCATCAACTATCCTCAAAGGACTTATTGACGAACTTGTGGCTATATCCTATGCAGGTAAGAATGTGTATGTTATCTGCCAGCAAAAATCAGTCAACCTTGAGGATGTAGTTGATGAAAACATTCCAGCATCTATCATTCCTAACTTGATGGAAAGTGTGGGTAAGTACCTTACAGCATCAAGTCGTGTTATTGGACACACAGAACGTGTGCTTAAGTCTAAAGTAGTTAAAGGTGTTAAGAAGTCTAAAGATTTCTACCAAGTACGTTTGTCAGGAAACCCTGTATACAACTTGAAGGTAACTCGTAAACCTGGACTATCAATTCCTGAAACTGTGACTAACCCTACTTGGGAAACAATTGTAGGATACACAGATGGAACAACACAAGCTAAAGAAGCTAAATCAAAAGAAGCTAAAGAAGAAACTAAGGAAACAAAAGGAGAATAACTATGTCAAAACTATCATTTAAAGCAAAAGCACCTGAAGTCCGTGAATTTATTTACACACCAGGACGATATGAAGTACTTGTGGAAGCTGTAGAGCAAGGAACTAACCAAAACACAGGAGCACTTTTCTACAAGTTTGTGCTTCGTGGTAACTTTGGTGAAAACCTTACAATGTTTAACTTGTTTGTACGTGACAACACTTATGGACAAGAACAACTCTACAAGATCATTGAAGCTGTAGGTCTTGATCCTAACTCAGATGATATTGACACAGATGATATTGTAGGTAAGTACATGGGAGTTGAGATCAAAGAAGGTGATCCTTACAATGGGAAACGACAATTCAATGTACGTGACATCTTTGCTCTTGATGAAGAGGATGAAGATGGAGCAGAAGAAACCTCATCTTCAGATGATGATGATTGGGCAGATGCAGAATAATTAAAAGGTATCCCTAGTGGATACCTTACACAGAGTAGCTAGGATCTCCTTATAGATTACATTTTTTATTTCGATTGCCAGCACTTGTGATTCCCACACTAGCTACTCTCTGTAAGGTATTTACTTTTTTAACAAGCCTAGTTAGTACAAAAAGACTTTCCATAGATATTTCTACACCCAAAGTTATTCTCACGATTTTTGTTCCTATTTATATTTTTTGATTTCGCTTCTATTACCCAACTAACTAGGCTTCTTAAAGGAGTAAATATGAATAAACTTGAAGAGTTTAAACTCTATGTGTTAAAGCGTAGAGATGCCTTTGAGCACAAGTACAGAATAGGTAACAAGACTGTGGGAGATCTTTACAGATATGATCTTCCTAACAATCTAAAATACCTTGATGACATGTCTCAAATGTTTATTAGAACACTAAACACAGCTAGAGTACCCCTTAGGGATAAGCTTCTTACTGTGTATGTGTATCGTTACATAGGTCATGAAAAGTATGTCAGAAGATGTACTAATGAACATGATGTTGTGACTATACATCAACTAGAGAAGTTAGCAACTAAGCTTAACTCAGCTAAGGCTAAACTTTCTCCTAACTACAAGTCTCCTGCTATTCAGGTAATGACTAGAGAGTTGAATAGAGGGGAAAGATTTCTTGCTTCCTGTGCAGATTTCATTGATAAGCTTCCTGATGATCTATTCTATGGATGGAAGTGTAGTGAGATCTATAGATACTATAATAAGAAGTGTGATGTGTATGGACTGAGTAAGTTCACAGCTTATAACCTAGCTACTGACCTAGCTTACATTAATGAGCTACACATTGAACTAGACTTTATTAATGGATGCTCACCTAGTATGAGAAAGATGTACCTTGAAATTGTAGAGAAGGACAGGTTTAATGCACAGGAGTATAAGAAGTTTGCTATTGACTTCATGAAGTGGTATTTAGATCAGCCTTTTGCAGATAGCAAAGAGAGGATCATTACCCCTAATGATGTAGGACACATGCTTGTGGCTTACTATAAGCTCACAAGAGGTATGTGTAAGATTAGATACCCTAAAAAGACTAGGGTTAAAGTTAGTGACTTGGTAATATCAAGGAGTATGTATGAATTTTATAAAGGTGTACCAAGTGAAACTGATTGATGAGCTTGGTAATTGTTACTATGATGAAACCATCTGTGGCTTTAAGAAGAGACAGAAGTTTATCAAGAAATGGTCAGGAGATGACCAGATTACTAGAGTTCAAAAAGGTGATATAACTATTTATATAAAGAACTGTGGAGAGGAGTTATGGTCGTATGAATGTTGATATTGAAAAGGTTAAGTTAGCAGAAGAGCCTAAATCATCACCTGCTAAAGCATCTGATGAGTATATCAAGCTAGAAAGAGAGTTTGACAAGCTTACTGAAGCTATTAAGCTTTCTCACAGCACAAGAGAAAGAAAAGCTATGAGAGCACGAAAAAAGAAGATCCGTGAACAACAGAACCTTCTTTACTATCAAATGCTTTACTCAGGCTACATTGAGTACACTCAGACTGTGCTAGGGTTATCTACACCTCAAGCGCTGTATAAGAGACTCAAGAAACATAAGAAAAAATAAAGAGAGCAATTAAGCTCTCTTTTTTATTTTGGACAATTACAGTCATCCTTAGGAAGTTCTGTAAGTTTAAGACATTCAGGAGTATCTTGTGCATCCATGATAGGAGTGTACTCTAGCTTGAATTGGTGTACACGGAATACACCTGAAGAAGAGTTAGCAGGCTCTACTCTCACCTTGACGTGCTGTCCAGCAGGAACAATAATACTATCAGACATCTCCATAGCACCATCTGAGATACCAGTCATCTGCCAGTGTACTCCACGGTTCTTTCTAAGGTCTTCAGTATACTGTTCTCCTGAGTGATAAACTACAATCTCCATTGTGTTATCCTGGGCAGGATTAAGAGTAGTACCATCAGCACACCATCTGATGTAAACACGGTACTTTCTATCAGTTTGTTTTCTTCTTCCATCATCAGACTCACCAGCTACAACTCCTGTAGTAGAGTCCATGTAGAGGTCTAAGTCATAACCATCTGTGATAGGGTGATAGAAGTCAGCAGAAGACACAGCAGAGTTTCTAGCATAATTTACTTGAACAGCACCTACATCACCCATCTTAGATAGGTATTCAGCCATACACTGAACCATATCCCACAATGCGCAGATGTTTTGGATGTAGTGGTTAAGTTGACAAGCCAGTTTCTTCATGAATGAACTGAAGAACTTAGGATTGTAGCATTTCTGACTCTCAGCCATACATGCAAACCGTCCTACACCCTTGTTATTTTCATCTACTAGTCGTTGACAATCTGCAACAGGAATTTCATCACAGTCACATTCATCATACCAACAGCGATCCTTAGGATTTTCACCATAACTAGTGAATGTAGCTTCATTCAGTCTAGTTGTTTTATCATCAATAGCCATTAGTCACCAATCTTTCCTTGTGCTTTCCACTTACCACCCTTGCGAATACGTGATGGTGAGTAGTTTTCTTTTCCAGTATCAGTAGCATAGATTTCAGCATTAGGTTTAGTATCCCAAAAGTTTTGGTTAGCTGTCCTTCTAATCTTCATCCACTGTCTTGTAGTGTTAAGAGACTTCCAAGCATTAGACTTTCTAATAGCCCACGGTCTAATCTTAGCATTTTCTGTGTAGTACACAGTAATGACATTGTTACCTTCAACCACAGTGTGAGTATAGGTTGTTCTCTCAGGGGCATAGTTAGTGATAGCAGGAGCATTGTAGGTTACATTGCTACCAATAGTCTGATTACTTAGAGTTACATCCCCACGTAGAGGTTGATTATTAGCCTTATTAAGATGCTTAACAATAACATTAGCAGTAGTTGGTATCCTCTCATATCTAAATGAGTAGTTACCATTACCAGTTACTCTAGGTACATTAATAGGGTTCTGACCTGGTACAAGCCTATAACCTTGGATGCTAGGAGGGTCTTGTCTAAAAGGATCTCCATGAGTCACAGGAGTGTAGCTTTGAGACTTAATCTCTCTTCCTGTGTCCTTGTCAATATACTTCACAATCTGACCGTACACAGGGTTGTATCTGAATACAAGCTCCTTAGTTTGCCCTGAAGGTACTGTCACAGATTGTGTTCTGTTTCCTGTGATCTTATAAGTAGCTCTATAGACCTCAGGAGCAGTATGTGACTGACTTGTATCACCAGGGACTTTCTTAGTCTCAGTGTTAAGTGTAGCCCCTGTAACATTATCTACATACTTGATTACAAGTGTACCCTCTTTAGGAGCTTGAGGAACATTAAGGATGCTTGTGTTAGGCACAGTCAAACTGAATGACACAGTAGCAGTTGTTGGACTGAATTGCCATTGGTCAATAGTAGTAGCTACATCTCCTCTTTGTTCATTAACCTTAGAAGAGATCCCAACATCATTAATATTAAGCTGTTTATTAATGGTTTCAGTCCAGTTATTACCAAAAGCAGGGTCATAGGACTTATTAAAGATCATCCCTTGTGGTGTGTTAATTCCATAAGAGGCATTACCAAAACTACCATAAATTGTAAGTCCTGGTGTCTTAGTGTAGGATACTGACTTGATAACAGCTCTTGTGTGTCTAGCCTTAACCTTAGTACCTTCTACCACAAGATCATAGTAGATACTTCCTTCAGTATTTACATGTCCTACAGCAATTTGACCTCCATCAGTAGAGGGAACAAGCATAGGGTTTTCAATCCTAAAACTGTTCCCACTAATATAGGTCTTTGTACCACTGTCAGTAGAATAGATATTAAGGCTTAGGGCTTGCCTTACCTTAGTAATCTGTTCCTGATTAAGTGTAGCTTGATCTGCCATTAATTAATTCCTCCTGCAAGGTCATTCTCAGTCTTGCCATTGTTAGTTCTAATAAAGGCACTACCATCAACAGTTCCACCAAATAGGTTAATATTACCTGTGGCAATATGTCTATCAGGGTACAGATTACCCTCAAAGATAGTTCCACCTGTTTGTTTCCATGCTCCTGAACCTTTAAGATCCCGTAGAAGTTTCTCAAAAGCATCTTTGAGTTTATTGTACTCATTTTTAAGTGTAGTAAACTCTTCAGGTGACACATATTGAGGCAGAGTTACCTTATTACCTCCACTAAGTGATAACTCTCTTGTATTAGCATTGAATGTTAAATTTTTCCACAGACTAGTACTGTAATTACCAATACCCTGAACTTTGACATTGTTTCCACTTACTTCTATGACTTTCCAAATACCTCTGTTGATAGTATTTTGGTCTGAATAGAAGTCTTCTACTGTATCCCCTACTTTAATACCATCAGGATTCCTAAAGTTAGTCTTTTGTACAGTACGAGTGTTATTTGTATCAGCAGTACCAGAAATATCTCCATCATAGAACCTATGGATACTTTGTGAAGGAAGAGTAACTGAGTTACCACCACTAATTGATAATGTATTATTGTTAACTGTAAGAGTTTGCTTATCATTATCAGGTCTAGCTTCTAGATCACTAACTCTTTTCTTAAGCGCTGTGTCATCATAAGGCACAGAAGTGTTAGGCACAGGTAGTTCAACTTCACCTCCACCATTAGATAGGATCAGCTTATTCCCTTGCTTAGAGATTGTCTGATTATCATTAGGTAGAGTAACTGAGTTGCCATTACTAATAGATAAGTTCCTATTACCTGCATTAAAGGTTAAAGTCTGCTTATCGTTATCAGGTTTGTTCTCTAACGCTGTGATCCTAGCCTTCAGAGCTGTATCATCATAGGATGTAGCAGTAGGCTTATCTGTTATTTTATATACTGTTTTTGACATTAGTTTAACCTCGGTAAGTAATAGAATTTGTTGTCAGTAGGGTTCTTTAGAACAACAGTACCTTGAACAGCTTGCATGTAGAATTTTGCGTTCTTGATAGTCATGTTAAGTCTACCAATAACTTCTTCATTCTTCTTGACTTCAATCTCTATAGGTTCTTCTGATTCTAATTCTTCTTTAGTTATGAAGTGAGTGTAGTGTTCTGTTGTAGACTCAGTAATTATAGTCCATACAATCTTTGGAGTAAACCTGAAGAATACTTTACCATTGCTATCCCAAAATGCTAAGATACCTACCTCAAACTTCAACTCTTGTGGTTGTATGAAACTAGCACTTCCTGATATTCCTTGACTACTTGTGGACAAAACACTTAGGTTAATACTCTCACTAGAGAAGCTTTTATGTAAGTTATACTCTTCATAGTCATAAGACCCTGCATAATCTAAAAGTAGACCTGCTTCTAGTATAGCATCACGACGAACTGTACCATCATTGGCAACAAAATAGAAGTGGTTATCCAGTGAGTCATAACTAAAGCTAGGCTTAAAAACTTCCCTATTAGCAGGAGTTAATTTTTGGAAAAGCCCTCCATTTTTTGTATTGTAAGGAATTTGTCTACTAGTATCTTTAGCCATCTCAAGATGGAATGTTCCATCAGCATCTAAGAATAGACCATTACCTTTAGCTTTATATACTTTAGGTTCTGCACTAGCAGGAAGCTCAATAGAGTTACCTTCTGATATAGATAATGTTCTACCTGATAAGGTAAGAGTTTGCTTAGGATGCTTATAAGTGATATCATTCACACCATTTAAGATAACAGTATTACCATCCACAGAAGCCACTTTAAACATACCAATGTTAAAGTTAGTCTTATCCCAATAGCTATCAACTACTGTGTCTCCTACTTTAATAGTATCAGCATTTACAAGCTTATCCTTTGTGACACGTACATTCTGTGAAGTACCATTACCTGAGATATCACCTTTAGCAAAGAAAGTATTTACTCCAGTAGGTGTCACAGGCTTATCCTCAAGTGCTTTAACTCTAGCCTTCAAGGCAGTATCATCATAAGTTAAGGCTACAGTGTCCTTATCCTCAAACTCTACCTCTTTGATAGTACCATCTACAAGGGTATAAGTAAGTTTTACTTTGTTACCATTTCTTGATACATTCACAGATGAGATAAAGTTATCTGTTTTACCTTCTAGAGCTTTTAGTCTATTGATAACTTTAGTATCATCATAGGTAGCTCCTCCACCTTGACCATTAACCTTGATCCATCTAGTTCTATCAGGAGAAAGGATATAAAGGTCTCCATTAGGGAGAAGATACATGTGGTCTCTATCACCCATAAATACATCAGGTAGTTTATCCACAGGTGCTACCCAAGTGTCCTCAGCAGGCATACACTGAGTGCACCATGTGTTAGGGTTTCCACTACAAGTTGTACATCCCATTAGTTAATACCTCCTGCCAAGTCATTTTCTGTTTTACCATTATTAGTACGGATGAAGAAGTCACTATCTACTGTGTTAGAGAACAAGTTAATATTACCTGTGGCAATATTTCTTCTAGGAACAAAGTCTCCTTCTAACCCACCTTGCCAAGCTCCACTAGCTGTAAGGTTGTTAATGATCTTCATCAAAGCATTTTTAAGTCTAGTATTCTCAGCTCTAAGGTCAGCATCATTATAAGCAGGTGAAGGTGTTGAGATAGTTCCTGTAAAGGAGATAACTCCATCATTTGAGATACTAATATCCTTACCTGCCTTATATGTTTTACCTCCTGAGCTATTATTCATCAACCAGCATAGCTGTGAGGTGATGTTCTTATTGAAACACCACTGTGAATACATAGCTTTAGATGTTTGCTCAGGTAAGTCACAAAGAGTTGTATCCCTTAGCACAAGGGAATGAAGTTTAATTCTGTCATCATTTTGCTTTTTAAGAGATGCACAGGCGGTTGATCCTGGTACAATCTCTTCACATTGACAGTTAATACAATCTGACATAATTTCTCCTATTTATCATCAATAAAGCAATCAAACTTGCAATCCATAAGGTCACATCCACCTTTAATGAGAGGAATAGTTTCTACTTTCTTCTCAGGTTTAGGAGGAATTGTAGGCTTCTTAGGAGGTTGCTCATTAAATGGTTTAGGTTTGGTAGCATTGTTCACAGGGGGTTGTTCAGTGAATGGAGGGAAAGGTGCTCTAATAATCTGCTCTCTTGTATACACATTTTGGTGTCTATCTCCTGGATTGCTACCTCTAACTTCCGCTTTCAAATGAGTGAAGTTTGCAGGAAGGTTTGTGAATGTCTTATTCCACTTGATAGTTGATAGATGCCAGTTAGGTTCATAAGCAAGTTTTTGTGTATCAGCATGTTTAGCAAGTAGAATATCCTTTTGGACTACTGAATAGTTGTTTCCTCCATCAGTAGAAGCATACACATCAAAGTACCAATCATAAGTACCACCATATTGAACATACCATCCTTGTAGTCTTCCTCCAACACCAGCCTCATAGGAGTATCCTAAGAGGTTTAATTGGATATCTACAATAGTACCTTCATTATTCTTAGAAGTGAACCCAATACCTTGACCATAACCATTTCTGTGAGCTTCACTGAGGTCAATACCTTGGACACTACCGTTAGGTGATCCACCCATAGCAACATCTAGAGGTGCACCATTACGTTGAAATGTACCCCAAGCTTCTTGCCACTTAGTAGCTCCTCCTTGTTGGTTGTTACCTGCTTCATACTCACGTTTTCTTCTTTCATAGTCAGCTTTTCTAGCATTGTAAGAAGCAAGAGCAGAAGCATAGTTAGAGTTACTATTATTGTATGCTTGTAAGGCTCTTTCATATTCAGCCCTTCTAGCATTATAACCATTTAGACTAGCCTGATAATCAGACTCAAGTCTTCTCTTCTCAGCTTCCCAATTTGATTGGTCAGGAGATGGTTTACTAGCCTGATCTGAGTTGTATACACCAATGAATCTATTGACACTTTCAATTCTCTCAGCTAAACAGTGCTGTACTTCACAAACCTTTTGTGCTTTACGCTGTAAGCACTTCATACGTTTAATTATATCACAGATGATCTCAATAATGTTCTTGATATTACACCATATTCTGAAGAAACCATGTGCTGTATTTTCTTTTACTTTACACTCTTCTCCATTGGCAATAGCATCACCAGCCAACTTCACAGAGTCGGCTAGGTCATGCTTCATCTTCTCACATTCATGAGCTTTATAGAACTTTATTCTACATCTGCAATTAGGACAATACTCAAACATAGTGCCTCCTAGCAGTTATCACAGTCAATAACACAGCCTTCAACTTTAGGTAGAGGTGAGTTGTTATTTACATAGGTAGCTCTCACATCACTTGATGTAGGGTCAAAATCCCACTGGTCAAGTGTCTTGAATAGCAAGATATCTCCTGTGCTTCCTCCTTGTGGTCTAAGGACTGTTTCCTTACCAATAGAAATTGATCCAGGTTTATCTGTGAAGCTTGATCCTGCTTGATAAGATTTAGTCCACACAGTTCTGCCATTTGTGTCTTGGATAGAGAAAGTAGCATTGTTACCATAGCTTCCTCCATCACCTACATATTTAACCTGGTCAAAGTCAACTCTAGATACGTGGGCTTTAACACTACCATCTTCATTCATAGTGTACATGTGAGATACCTTACCAGTGATAGTACCTCTACCTACTTCTCTACCTGCATAAACCATATTCCACACAATAGCAAAGTCACCATTTTGTTGAACAGTCACAGATGTGAAAGTGTCACCATTACCTGAAGCATTAGCAGATGTACCTACACCTTTCATACCAAAGACAACATTCTCAAGCATTTTACCTTTAATATGTTCCACAAGACCTGTGATTCTTTGATCCTGACACTTAGCAATAGCACAGAGCTTATCTACTTTGCTTTCTAAGCACTCTAGCTTAGTAAGGATATAGCACAGTTGGTTGATGATGTTTTTTAGAACACACCATACACCATAAAAGCCTCTTCTAATAGCTTCAGGTAGGTTACACCACTCAGCCTTTAGGATAGCTCTCATTTTAGGTCTAATTTGAAGGTCATTTAGCTCTTGTAGCTTGGTACAGTCTCCAATACCTACATTCTCACAAGAGCAGTCCTTTTGTTTACAAATGTCTTCCATAGTTCCTCCAATAAAAATAGGGAGGGGATATACCCCACCCCCTTAACCAAACAATAAGTGGTTTAAGTTCCAAGCAGAAAGCCAGATTTCTCCTGAAGTTCTGAGCTTGAATTTTCTCCAATAGTAGTTTCCATCTCCTACACCACCTACACCTGTATCACCAGTTGCAGTTTGGTCAAACACAAAGTAGTCACCTACGTGTGTCATTTGGTCAGGAAGTTTAACACCATTTTTATCCGTAATGATAATATCCTCTACAGCGATTCCGTTATCTTTATAATTAAACGCAGTCGGTACTAGCTCTTTGCAGTATACTTGCCACAAACCATGTACATACTTCAGATCATCTACTCGGTAAGCATGTTGCATCTTACCTGGTGCAGAAGGTCTAGGTGTAGCTTTAGCAGGAGTTAAGTACTCAGCTCCTCTAGCCATAGCCACAAGTCTATCAATGTCAATTCCCGCAGGGCATTGGGTTTGAGCACATTCACTGTGTTTAAGGATGTGCTGTCTATCAATAGGGATATTATAGCGTTCACAGATGTCTCTAATAAGCTTAGCAGAGTTTCTATAGGTTTCCTCAGCAATAGTCCATGTAGGAGCACCTGTGTTGTTTAGATGCTCAATACCAATAGAGCGTTGGTTCATTGGATAGTTACCTGCATGGTAGGCAACATAGTTTTCACCAACACATCCCCAAATTTTATCAGGTGTTACTTGGTAGTGAGCAGATGTACCATGACCTGAAGAAACATACCAAGTATGTCTAGCTACAGCATCATTAGTTGTAGCGTTATGATGCGAGCGTTTCATTGGGTCGTTAAGCCAACTCTGTGTCAATTCACAGCACCTCCATTACAGAGCGTGTCCAGACTATATCTTTCTATCTACGAGAGATAGTTCTTCTTTCGGGTTCACTTGAACCCTACTCCCAGCCCATGGGATAGTCGTTGAACATTCCCCATATCCGAAGACTTAGGGGTAGTGATGCTAAACTGAGCAATCCTTAAACTTTTCAAACCTTCATAAAGTGGTTTCCCCTCTATTGTGGTATTAAGGCTCTAAGCTCTTTCAAAGCAATTTATGTTTTGGGTACTAGGTTCTCACGATACCTAGCAGTGCTTATTCTTTCTGCTTTCCAACCATGTACATGAGTTCTCTTGCCTGACAATACATTGTCTAGCTTATGTGGGAGAACCCTAAGAAATTTACATGCTGTATTCTTACTAGGGAAGTATAGAACTGTGTTGTCTATAATATTAGTAAGTTTTACAGCTTGTCTTACACACTTTCCTGACCATTTATTAGTCTCTCTAGTGATTTCAACTTTCTTCTTTCTGTCTCCATGGTTGTTATTCTGTAACTGAGTTACCATTTCAAGATTACTTACTCTGTTATTGAATCTGTCTTCATCTATATGATTGACAGTTAAGTTTTCATCCCAATCAGGTAAAAAGTACTTAGCTACTAATCTGTGAATAAGGAAGCTTCTTTGTCCTCCATCTTCACATCTTAGTGGTATTCCAAGATAACCTTTACCATTTCTAGTTTTACCTGTTTCAGAGGGTTTCAGAACTCCTCCTTTTATTGTGCGTTTGACGGGGTATTTTCCACAATAATAAGTTCTTGTTCTAGTTTTAACTCTCCCAAGGTTACTCACCAAAAAGGTGTCCTTAAGTACTCTATCTTCTTCAATTACTTTCCATTGTTCTAGCATAAAAGATTTCCTTTCTACAAGTTTAATCTATGAATATTTATTTACACGATAATTCTGTCAATCTTTGTTCTATTGCTATCAGAGTTCATAGCATTAGGATCTACACCAGTAATAAGTCCTGAGTAAATCTCTCCATTAATATTCTTAGCAGGTACAGCCACAGCAGTGTTTCCTCCTTGTGTTTTAGGTTGTGTAGCCTTCTTCTTAAGTCTGAAGGCTGTAGGGTAAGTAGCAGAGTAAGGAAGCTTAATAAGATTAACAGCAGAGCCTCCTGAAGGGTTAGCAAGTTGACTTCCTTGGTTTTGACCTAAGAACCAACCAAAACCTCCACCAGCATCACTATCAAACAATGCTACGTGAGATACAGGAGTCCATCCAGCTACCTCTTTAAAGACAGCCACATCTCCTTCTTCCATGATTTCTACTTCATCAAAGTATTTAAGGATGCCATTAGTTCGTCTTTGTTCCCAAAGATCTTTTACGTAGCCTGACACAGTACAGTTGGCAAAGGGAACACCATTGTCTCTACACCATTGTGCATAAAAATCCCAGCATTGCCAGCCATAAGCACCATCTACATCTGTACCCTTATTCATCCACTTGGACTTAAAGGTTTTGTAGTCCATGTTTACTCTCCTTGAGCTTCATTATATTTCTTGCTTGAGATACCTAGCACAGTACCAGTGAAGGTAGTAAGTAATGCTAGAGTACCTGTGATAGCAGTTGAGTCAAATTTATACAAAGCTCCAAGCCCTGTAATCAAAGTGATTAAAGCTGGTGCAACTACAGTCACAAGCTTTTTGTATAAGTCATATTGTTTATTAGTTAAGTTCATTTAGTTCTCCTTATTTATTATGCTTTCTTAAAGATACCTGGGATTGATAAGATTATACGTTTGTTAAACATTTCAGGATTAGAAACTCCAAAAATTTGAACATTTCTTGAACCCTTATCAATCCACACAGAAGTGTTATTATTACCAATCCAAACTTGAGACTCTACAAGTTCAACAGGGACAGGAGCTTCAGGAGGTAGTGTTGCAATAACATCTCTCCAATTTACTTTTGAGGTTACTTTGAAGTCAATCTTGAAGATACCTACACCAGTTGAACTTGAGTAAGTAAGTGTAACTCTAGGTGAAATTGGTGCATCATGTTCACCTTCCATAACTTTAGATCTATCAGTGAAAGATCCTCTATACACTGTAAGGTCAGTGGCTTTGTTTTCCTGATTTGTTAACAGGTTATCCACTTCCTTCTTAGTGTAAGTCTCAGCTTTCTTGTAGTACTTATCTAAAGCGTTGTCTAGATTCACATTATAAGTAGTTGTAGCATCTGCTTCAGTTTTAGTTACTACAACTCCTTCAGTATCACTAGTAACAACAAATTCTTTCCCTACACCTACTGGTAGAGTCACAGAGTTTCCACCAGAGATACTTAGTGTACTTCCCTCTAAAGACAATGTTTGCTTGTCATTGTCTTCTTTCTTCTCTAGAGCACTAAGTCTTGACTCGTTATCAACCCTAATCTCACTAATGTCATGTAAGGCACTAGCCACAGAGCTTCCTAAGTCATTTACTTGCTCTTTTAGATCACTATCATCATAGATAGTATCCTTATCAGGCTTATTTTCTAGAGCAGTAACTCTATCAGATAGAGGCTTATCATTATAAGGCTGTACTTCAGGTTTAGCTTCAAGGGCTTCAACCCTAGCTTTTAAGGCACTGTCATCATACACAGTATCTTTATCCTCTTTAGCTTCTAATGCTTTGACTCTTTCCTTAATAGCTGTGTCATCATAAGCCATAGAGATGGTATCTTTGTCATCAAACTCTACTTCACTAGAAGTTCCATCAACCCTAGTGTACTTGAGCTTAACTTTGTTACCTTCTCTAGACACAGTAACATCACTCACAAAATTGTCAGTCTTACCTTCTAAGGCTTTAATCCTATTGAGCACTTCTGTGTCATCATAGGTAGACCCTCCCTGATTTAGACAGCTAGGATCAATTACTATCTTTACCATTGGCAATCTCCTCTTCTACATGCCTTCTCATCTTCTCATTAAGACCATGAATGTAATGGTTTCCACCAAGGTCATTAAAGTACTCCTTCACAAGAGGCTCAGTCATATCCCACTTTTCTTGCCAAGTAAACTCAGTAGAGTTGTAGATGTTAAGGTACTCAGAGCGTAAACTAGAACGTTTAGCACCCTTAGAAAGCTCCTCAAGTTTATTTCTCTTATGGTTAAGCCAAGCTACCCCACAACCACAAGCTGTGGTCACAAAGAGGGTTATTCCTGAGATCACAGCTTGATTTTCTACAATCCTTAAGATTAATCTATCCATTTAGTTCTCCTATATTGTTTCAACAAATGTTGAATGTAGTATACCTTCTTTAGTAACTACCTCACCATTAGGTTTTGTAATAGTTACAGTGTAAGTGAAGATAGTATCACCATAATAAGAAGAATCGCCTACATGCTTAAGCATAGTAATGTTATAAGAGTTGACCTTATACTTCTTAGAGGTATTATTTTCCCTGTTTAGGGTTTCTTCTAAGGATGCTCTATAGTCCTCACTGATGGAAGGAAGGTTAGATTCAGTAATAGGTTCACCTTGTCCTCCACCAACCTTATTTGGGATATTAATAGAAAGAATAGTATCACCATCAATATTTACAATACCTAAATTAGTTTTAAGTAATTCACCATCAATATCTGCTTCAGGTACAGCAGGTTCTTCTTGAGGAGCTTCTTCTGTGTGAGGTACATTATAAGTTTGCTCTGAAACTACACCATTCAGAGTAGTTCTTACATTCAATACATAGTTAGTCTTACCACTTAATACTTCTGAACCTTTTTCATACTTAGGTCCTTCAAGCACAGCTTCCACAGTAGTTCCTTCAGGTAACTTAGCCTTCAAGTCATTGATAATCTTATCTTCAAAGGCTCTCTTATCATCATTAGATACTTCAGGAACTTCGACTACTTGACCATC